GGATTTCCGCCAGAGGATGGGGGCCAAAGCGAGTGAGGGCCTGTCCGAAGCAGGTCAGATGATTGGCGATGCCGCTACTGCGGCAAAAGACAAGATGGGTCAATTTAGAGATAATACACTTCAAACAACTGATCGAGCGATGTTGGGGGCCGCTCGGAAAATAGGCGAGGTTGGCACGAAAGCAAAAGATGCAGTTGGAAATATGTTTTCCAATGTCGCGGCTCGCGCACCGGGTATGATGCAAGCGGCTAAGAAAAAAGCCGGAGAGATAGGTGCAGGAGTCATGGGTATGGCGGGTCAAGCAGGTCGTAAAGCCATGAGCATGGCTTCGCAACTGCCCGGTCAAGTCTCTGGTGCTGTTCAAGGGGCCATGTACGGTTCCCAAGGAGGGGCTAACAGAGGAGGGGCATACCTTCCCGGCATTGGCGGTCGAGTAAGCAACTTCACTCATGGCCTCAAGCAAGGCGGACTTAGCGGACTCATGGAGCAAGGAGTCGTGGGAACCACGAGAGCCGGTCAGCAAGACAGGTATAACATAGGCAGACAAGAATCTAAGGACATGAGGCGTCTTTACGATCAGAATCAGACGCTAGGACGAAGAGACTCTGCCATGCAAGGTCTGTCCCCTGAGCAACAAGCCGCATACTCCTATGACCCTAGCAGTCAGCCCGCTCCTCAAGGAGGGCAAGACATGGACGGAGATGGTCAGCCGGATGTCAAACAGACCGTTGAAGTCAATGGTCAGACCGGCGAGCAGAAGCAGACCACTACAATCACTCCACAACCGATGACTCCTGCGGGAACGTCCACCGGAGGAGGGGGTGGTGGGGGACAAGGCGGCAGTCTCTTCGATCTCGCTCCTGAGCAGTACCGCAACACAGGAGGCGGTGGCGGGGGGCAAGGCGGTCAAGGCGGTCAAGTAGCAGGTAACTTAGGCGGAGGCAACATCGCACAAGCATCAAGTAACTCATCTGGCAATACAGTAAACGTGTACGGTGGTGGTGGGGGGCAAGGTGGTACTGGCGCAGGTGCAGGAGGCAGTAACGTGAGTCCGGCGCAACAGGCTTTGTCCGAGGATGCATTGAGGCAGTCACAACAAGGTGGCGGCGGTCTTGCCGGTGGCCTTCTTACTGCCGGTCTAAGCAACGCATGGGCATGGAATCAACGAAGGAAGGGAAGGGACCGACTCCGTGCATACGCACAAGGAGACTACACCAAGTCAGACGAAATGGCTTCCATGTTAAGGGTTCGACAGGACATAGAGAAGGGCAGACTTGGCGACTTCATCAACTCCATCCGTTCTGGTGGTATGCGCCTAAAGGACGAAGGAATGGAGAAGGACAGATACAATAAGAGAAGAGAAGCGATGCAAAGAATAGAGCGCGGACGCAATTTCAATCCAAAGACAAGAGGCAAACTCACGAATGAGCAGTATGAGAACGCGGCTGATCTCGTGCAACGCTTGCATGAAAAAGGAGGACCGAACATCTCTGCGTTCTCAAGTCCGCCTCCTGCTCCTGCACCTGCTCCTGCACCTATTCCTGCTGTCGTACCAGAGGCACAGCCCGTTGAAAGAGGTGATATTCTTAACTCAGAGCCATGGACAGTAGTGGAGAATCCCTTCGCCAATCCCTTTTACTCGCAGAATGCCTTCGACTTGAGGAAGGAACCCGCACCAGAAGCAGAGATTGAGAAATCGGTCATCGAGAATTTTGTGACCGAGGAGGCTCCCATCGAGCAAGAGGTGAACTTGGAGGGTTTCGATACGGTCGATGGAGATGACCTTTCGTTGTTACCCGCATCCGTGTTTGCCAAGAGCAATCCCGTTGGCGACAACATGAGTCTGTTGCCATCAGGATGGGGTCAAGATGCCGAATGAAACGATGCTTGAACTGACAAGCAAAGTCGATTGGGAGATGGGGCAACGCGACTTTCGCTTCTTCTTTGAGGACATATGCGGTTTTCAGTTGGCAGACTTCCACAAGGAGTGGTATGAGAACGCAGAGAAGCACAACAAGATATGCGTCATAGCCAGTCGTGACCATGGCAAGTCGGTCTTTTTCAGAGTGTATCTCCTATGGAAGATGGCATACAACCCCGGCACAGAGGTTCTGTTTTTCAGCCACAGTCAGCATCAGTCCATAGATCACATGGCTAAACTGGATGAGTTAATCATGACCATACCCGCTCTGGTACACCTCAAGCCAAAGAGAGGATGGGCGAAGCAGTTGTTCAAGATGACCAACAAGTCATCCATACGAGCCATGTCGATAGGCAAAGCGGTTCGTGGGGCGCACCCTGACATCGTTATCTTAGACGACATACTGTCTAGCGAGGCAGACACTCAACTGAAATCCATATCCACATGGTTCTATACCGCACTATTGCCAGTCCTCCACCACACGGCTCAACTCTGCGTGGTGGGGACGCCTTTCTCCTTCACCGATCTGTACGCAGAACTGAGAGGGCTTGAGGGGTACTGCGTCAATGAGTACCCTGCAATCAACGAAGCGACGGGAGAGCCACTATGGCCTGAGCGATGGAATCTCGATGCCCTCAACACGAGAAGGGGAGAGATGACTTCGATAGCATTCACTCGTGAGTACCTATGCAAGCCGATAGCAAGCGAAGCAAGTCTGTTCCCAGAGGAGGTTCTTGAGAACGTCAAGGAGGACTCGCTTTCGCTCTCATACTATCCAGACCCTGATGAGTCATTGAACTACTACATCGGTTGGGATCCTGCAATCAGCGCAGACAGGCGAGCGGACTACACTTGCATGATGGTCATAGGCATGGACGAGAACAGGCACAAGAGAGTGGTTCACGTTCACCATGAAAAGAACATGGACTTCAATCAGCAGATTAGCAAAATCATAGAATTGAACACACGCTTCAATCCGGTCATCATCGAGTTAGAGACAAACAACTTCGCTATGGCATTCAACCAAGTGTTGCAGGAAATCAGCGACTTGCCAATCAAACCCTTCAACATGAGTCGCATGAAGAAGGAGGCTTTGATTCACACCTTGCAATTGCACTTTGAGCAAAGGCATCTCCTCATACCATACAAGGATGAGGGCGCAACGCGCAGACACATGAATACCCTGTTGAATGAATTATCCATGTTCACCATGCTAGACAATGGCAAGATGGAGAGTCTCGGAGCGCATGACGACATGGTGATTGCCCTTGCACTTTCGGTACAAGCAACCAAGGAGTATAGGGAGAATATAATAATCCTAGATGGTGAGATATGGCAGAATAGATTGGGGTGGGCCGATGCGTAAGGACTACTTGCATACTGTTCAGGGAGTGAAGGACTTGGTTACATCAATAAGAAAGACAGCAGAGGTGGATGCCGCACAGACTGAGGTTGAACTAGCACAGAAGAAGTTAGAGCAAGCAAAGGAGAAGGAGAACAAGCCAAAGCCAATTGACCCTAGAGAAGGGGCAGAAACTGACCAAACTCCCATGAATGCAAGTCAAGAGACTGGTGGAACAATCCTGCCTGATGAAGCACCGATGCCAACAAAACTCGCATCAATAGATCGTTTCTGGTTCGTCGATAACTTCGGCATGACTGGAAGGGAGATGTCTGACTTGCTAATCAAATCCAACCATCTGAAAGCATTGGATGCCATACAACCGCTTCTCAAGCAGGAGAAAGAGGCGATACTCTCCCATTTCGTAGGAGTCTCCCCTAGTCTGGTTCACAACATACCACTTACCGACAAGGACTATGATTGCCTGAACACGAACGCAGAGAGGCTAGACTTGCCATTCAGGAGATTCGTAAAGTCATGGGAGTCCTCTGATGATGACGGCAAGTCGATTGCCAAACAGGAATGGCGCAAGGTCATTGATGAGGAACAGAGACTGTCGAATCGTGAGAAGAACCTGCTGTTCAAGTGCAGGGAAGTCCTTGGCAACAGAGGCGCATTGAATGCTCAGACCCTAAAGACATACGGCGTTAGTGCCAGTCCTGCTGAGATTTCATCGCTCATCAAGTCCCATGGCTTCCTCTATGACATAATCTCAGTCGGACAGTTCAGCAAGAGCCAAGGCAGAGGCTTGTTCTATGACATAAGGAGAAGAGATGTCCTGCTGAAAGACTCAGATCGCTTCCTAGCAGGGTTGTTGGAGAATGGCGCATTGTTCAAGATGGACTCTCGTTATAACCCAAGAATAGAGATTCAATTCAATGCACCGACCGCTCCATGGTATGCCACCGCGTTGCAGAAGGAACTCAATGTCGAGAACGTATCTGCCAAAGGCAAGGGTTTGGAAATCGTAGGAGAGATAGCAGTCAGAGCGGCTCTTGAGAAAGCAGAGCCACACCTACAAGGCAAATGCCCCGAAGCAATCAAGATGCTTAAGGCCATGAAGGGGGACGAAGATGCTGTGCTAGTGTTGGCATATGACAACATGGAACCCGCCGAACAGATAAAACTACTCAAGAAACACAACTTGACCGACGAGGATATGATTAGCAAGAAGGAGGCTGTGACAGCAAATGGTTGATGAGAAAAGGATGGAGAGGGTCTTCTCGGCCATCGGCGTCGATATGGAGAGGCATTCGACTCCCGTTCCATCAATGCCCTTGTTCACACAAGGAGTCCAAGAACCGCCATTACTGCAAGGGATAACCATCCCTGCATTGTATGCGGCGGCTTACGAGTGCATGGTTCTCCGTTCCATACTCCAACATCTCGCAGTCGAGACATTCCGAAAGGGATGGGATTGGAAGGCCAACTTCGTGTGCAAGTGCGTCGATTGCGAGGAGGAGTACCAACAGCAGGTCGATGAGTGCAAGGCCTGTGGTGGAGAGGTACGCAAACCAGACAGGGGGCAGATAGAGTATGCCGACTCGGTTCTCAGGAATAACAACCGCATGACTCAGAATTTCCTAGAGGTTCTTCGTGAGGTGGAGATGGACTTGAACATAGTCGATGATGCTTACATCATCCTGACAAAGGAATACTTCGTCGATCCGCAGACCAAACAACCTGCTTTTTTCAGAATCAAAGAGGTGTCAAGAGCAGACCCTATCTTCATGCGTATCCTCTCTGACAAGAGAGGAATAAGAGGTGGGACTCAATACACTAGCCTGTTGGACAGGTCATTTAGGACAAGCGACTCCACCGACAAATGTCCGGTTTCTGGTATGCCAGTAGTTCCTGTCCATTACATCAACCTAGCAGGTGTGGGTAACGGACAGGTCTATACTGATGGAGAGGTCATCCACATCAGCAAGTGGTCGCCATCCAAGTTGTATGGTCGCAGTCCTGTGGCTACCATGTGGCGTCAGGTCAATACGTTGATTGCCATGGACAACTATGTTTACTCTGCATATCAGAAGAGGCGTATGCCTCGTGGCGTCATGGTCATCAAGTCATCCAACATGGAGACTGTGGAGAGAACGGCGAGGAACATCCAAGAGCATCTTGAGCGTGATCCTAACTACATACCCACAATCGGTGTCGAAACCGAGTCAGGCAGGGGCGGTCTTGAGTATGTCCGCATGATGGATACGCTAGAAGAACTGCAATACATCCCCATCAAGGATGACATCAGACAACGCATCTCTGCATACTATGGCGTATCGAACGTATTCATGAATGACGTATCCGGTGGCGGTCTGAACAACGAGGGTATGCAGATAGTCGTCAGCAACCGAGCAATATCATACGGCCAGTCCGTTTACAATCGCGTCATATTCCCCATGCTCATGGATGCCTTCGACATCACAGAATGGACATTGACTCTGACTCCACACGAGGAGGAGGATGAAATCATGACTCTCCGAAGGGATGAGATGGCTATCCGCAACATGATGCAGATGAAGCAATCCGGTTACGAGGCAAAACTCAGGGACCAGATAGACGACAAGCACCTCAACTTCGATTACAGAGAGCCGTCTGAGGAAGAGATTGCAGAGAAGGAAGCGCAAGCGGCGGCGGCTCAGGGACAGCAACAAGGTGGCGCACCACCCGGAGGCGCACCACAATGAGTGCTTTCAGTCGAGCGTGGGATGTGATTAAGATGCCAGTTATCCCCGGTTCGTTAAGACAGACTCGTAGGCAATATGAAAGCAATCACCCAAAAAGAAAACCGGGATTAATGGGGACGGATGTTGAAGAAGGCGATGAATCCGAATTCGATACTCTTGATTACAAAGCAAGACATACACATGACCCAAAACGCAGTAAATACCCTCCCATTGAAGTGACTATTGCAAACTATACTGACCCTATATTGAATCCGGCTGATGCTGTAAGACCCCGTAAAGGTAGGGAAATGGCTTTGTTCGGTTCGATGGGGGAGTTATTTGCATATCAAGATAAAGATGGAAATTATCGAGTATATGACGGTTCTTCATTGTCCGAAGGAGAAGGGGCTACTGCGGCAAGCCAAGTAGGGGCTTGGAATGAAGAAGGGCCGTTGTTTGATGGTTATGATACTAATTTTGGCAGAACATCTGCTCCGGGTTGGAATCGCCCCGATGAAACGCCGGATCGAATGTCTCGACGCATGGAGTTGTTAGAAGTGCTTGCAACGGTTCTTGCTCATGCACACCCTGATGCAAAATTATTCCCTTACAAGGGCAAAACCCCTGTCGCTCCTAATCTTGAATTGTTAGGCGGTGATTTAGAATGAGCGTATTTGATACGGCTTGGACTGTAATGAAAAAGGCAGGAGCATATCCTCGTGACGATGGATGGGAAGAAATCGATCCTCTCATGCCCGGAACAAGCACTATGGGGATGTTACGAGCCAAGAATATCCTAGAAACGCAGATGCCTGAATATGAATTTAAATTGGTAAATACTAATACGGGGTATCGTCCTAAATTCAAAATACTACGAAGATTGCGTGAAACAAAACACTACGAAGTTGGCAAATCCATGGAATTAAGAGAAGCCAAGCACACCACTCGTGGAACGGAACTCAAGCCATTGGGTCAGACTGAGTATGGCGAACAGGCAAGAGGAAGCAAGTCCCCTACACACATGAAGAGGCATGATGGGGCATCGAGCAGAGGCAAGAAAGGCGACAAGAGAGACAAGGGCATGGGTGGCAAGAAAATCGGCAATGCAGATAGTGCCATCAACCGTATCGATCGTAAATTCACGGGTAGCGAGCGGGGGAATTCTCATTAAGCATGGTTTTTCTAGCGGGGGCGAGCGACATGAGTGACGACCAGTTATTTAGCCTCAAGAAAATGGACCCAATGACTCGCAGGGCATTGGCTTCTGTCGAAGCAATGCAGAAAGCAATAGACCTGAACAATAGAGATGACGTGGAGAAACACCTGAACGATGCCAAGAATGCATTGTCGATGATTACCAACGATCTAGGACTCTTCGATTCTCTTACAAAGGCCTCAGAGAAGTCAGACGTTCAACTCGGTCAAATACTGAAATTCGACAACAACGAAGGCAACATATCACCCAATGACGGTGCTATCGCCCTTGGTGTCGTTCGTGCAGGGAGAACAGACAGGATCTTCCGCGAGCATACGGTATATTGAGGGAGAACGATGACGGTATTTGAAAAGGCGTGGGAAACTTGCATTCCTATTCGTAAAGATATGGGTCTTGTCCGACCCGGCGATCAGGTTAGTTCGTCCGGTAGGCTTTATCTGCCCGGAAGAGATGCTCCAGAGTGTTTTGTATGTGGCAGGGATGTTTATGAAACGGAATTAGAATCGTGCCAAGCCGGAGGCGATAACTTCTATTTCTGTGACGATCACACCGATGATGCCGCTTACAGAGCCTTGGATGCTTGTAGGGGTGGTGTCTCCACAGAAGGCAGAGACTATCGGATGTGAGAAAAATGGCATGGAAATCCGATGGTTCTCTTGCTGAGAGAATGAGGGCATTGCGACAACGCGATGATCTGTCCCTGCTAAAGCAAGAGGTGGACCCCTTGGGCATGATGACAGCAAAGCCTCAGAATCTCCAACCTCCACAGGAACAAGCGGCGGCGGCGATACCCGGACTAGGTGGCCCGCCCAAGTCCGATGCGGCTCGTGCGTTTGATTTGGTGAGAACCAGTTTTACTGAGATGAAAGGAAAGGTGCTTGAATTAGAACGTATGCTCAATACTCAGGCCGAGCATAATGTCGATAGTGCGGAATTATCTAGGTTTCAGAGAGGCTTGATGGAATTTCAGCAGGACGTACAAGGTTTGAAAGACCAATGGGAGATACTAGGAGTTACGTTCAATCACCTAATGGCTATGGACGCAAGCCAAATGGCACAAGGGGGGCCGATGCAATGAGCGACAAGGACACGAAGGAGTCTATTGAACTGGCGAAGGAACTGATGGAGGAGGTCAAGATACTCAAGACTCGCATCGAGAACCTAGAGGCGGAGAACGCCATACTAGAGAAGAATCAGGAAGACCCCGCCATAATGATGAGGAAGGCAGGATGGATTTCCATGGTCACACCTCATGCCGCAGAGACATTCGACCCATTGAACAGGGATACTGAAAACACAGCCGTGGCCGGTCCATTCTCCGGTAGTGGAGACATGATTACCAAGTCTAGGTATGACGAACTGGCTGAGTGGGAAGATGCGGAAAGGGAGATGAGAGAATGAGATACTACGATCCATTAAAGGAATCAGCAGAAGGCGAACTATTGGCTATTGTCAAGCAAATCGAAAAGGCAATGGGTATTGAGAAGAACTCGTGTATGTCCATGGAGTCTGGAGGTATGTGCAAGGATGACGACTGCCCTACCTGTGGCAAAAGAGGAGTAAAGAAGCAAGTCAGGAACAAGGACAAGGCAGACTTGGATGATGACGGCAAGTTGTCAGGTTATGAGAAGAAGCGAGGCATGGCTATCGAGGCCGCAATGTCAGGGAAGAAGAAAATCAGGAAGGCTGACATGAGCGAGAAGAACAAGTATTGCATGAAGAAGTTCGGTAAGAAATACTCTGAGTGTTCAGCAGAGC